ACACACATCGCTGGGACCACGCTGCAATCAGCTCGATGGACGTGGACATTACGAACAAAACGCAGTTGCAGAAGTGGATCGACGACTATGGTGAGGATCATGACTTTACACGAGTTCGGGTATTTGGCAAGTTCCCGCGTGTCGATGCCACCTCCTTTATCTCCCTCGAAGACGCTAGAGCCGCAACCACTCGAGCCATTCCCCACGATAACCCTGCCCGCGTCGTTATCGGAGTTGACGTCGCGCGATACGGTAACGACAAGAGTGTGATATATGCCAGACGCGGACTCGACGCCCGCTCTATCCAACCCATCGTCCTTCAGGGCGTCAACACCATGCAACTTGCAACTCGGGTGTTCAACGAATACATCCGCCTGCAAGCAACCGCAATCTTCGTAGACGCTGGTGGTGTTGGCGGCGGTGTAGTCGATCGGCTGTTGCAGATGGGCGCACCAGTGTATGAGGTAGACTTCGGCTCAGGTTCCGACCATTCAAATGTCGAAGACCCCTACATCAAATACAAAAACAAGCGCGCAGAAATCTGGGGCGGAATGAAAAGCTTCCTCACTCGCGGCGGCTGTATCCCTGACGACATTCCTATGGTGGAGCATAAGTTCTCCACAGAACTCTCCAACCCAACATACACCCTAGTCGGTAGTGGCGAAGATGAAATCCAACTCGAGGCTAAGAAGGACATGAAGCGTCGTCAAGTGGAGTCGCCTGACGTCGCAGACGCCTTGGCCTGTACATTCGCCTACCCCGCACTCGAAGGCACCTTCCAAGGGGACCCAGATAACACCGACGCCCAACCCACTGACGACAACCACTACGAAGACGAAATTGATCTCGAGGAGGCTTCCTAATGGCCCGTGAACGCCCAGCCGCGACAAGCGCGCGAGGAGTAATTCGAAACCCGCAAGTACTGACGCAGATACAACAACAGCGGCGGGAAGGCATAACCCCCGCCCAAACCATCCCACAGATACTGGAAGAGTCCAGAGCTGCCGCACAGGTGCGTGAAGAAACCGCGGCCGCAGAAGCAGCAGCCGAAGCGCAAGCCGGTATCCCCACCCCACCTCGCCGCGCATCTTTCGTAAGCAGCGGCGCGCAAGGATTGAACGTAAGTAACTTCAGGGTCGGCGGCTCTGTAGCGGTCCCTAACCCCGCCACCGGCCGTAGTCGCCGTACTGGCCCCACATTGCTTGGAGGTTGATATGAACCTAGCACAAACCGAGTTGTCCAACAACTTCGTAGACACAAACGACAACTCACGCGCGGCGGCACACTTTCGCCTGAAGCGTTTGATGACGCAGATGAACAACGACCGCGACGGCTGGTTTCAGAACTGGCGCGACATCAGCGAGTTGTTCTTGCCCCTGCGGTACGTAACTCTCGGTACCAATCGCGACAGTCGCACAGAGGATCGGCGTAACAGAAAGCTGTTGAGCAGCGTCAGCACACAGGCCATCCAAACCCTGGCCTCCGGCATGCAAGATGGCATCACCTCTCCCGCCCGTCGCTGGTTCCGCCTTCGCTTCGCAGGCTTCGAAGAGGATCAGGTATCCCACGCATCAAAAGTCTGGCTCGAAGAAGTGGCCAAGCGTATGCTCATGGTTTTGGCCGAGTCCAATTTCTATGACGCCCTCAGCATTCACTACCTCGAATGGTCGGCTTTCGGAACTGCCGCCATGCAAATTGCCGAGGACTTCGACGAGGTTGTCCGGTTCTACAACTACCCTCCCGGCGAATTCTACATCGCGCAAGACGACACTCGCCGTATTCGCAAGTTCGCCCGCGTCACTAAAATGACTGTGTATCAGGTCGTGAAACAGTTTGGCATCGAAAATGTCCGCCCTGAAACTCGTGACAAATATAATCGCGGCGGCGAACACCTGCTCCACGATGTCATGGTCTACCACGTTGTCACAGAGGCCGAACGTGCACTGGTAAAAACCAATGCCGAGTTCATGGAAGTGTACTGGGAAGAGGCAGCGGATCATGGGGAAATTCTTCGCGCCACTCCACTACACGAGTGGGCGCTGGTTACGCCTCGTTGGGAAGTTGTAGGCAACGATACCTACGGCATCAGCCCTGCGATGAAGGCCCGTGCCGATGTACTGCAACTGCAGGTGATGATCAAGAAGCGCCTGATCGGTCTGGGGAAAATGGTGTCGCCGCCTATCCTCGCGGACAACCAGTTGCGCAATCGCCCCAAGGCTTTCGCCGAAAACGGTATCACCTATGCAAACAACGTCGGCTCCAACTTCGGCGCTCGTCCGCTGTTCCAGGTCCAATTGCCCTACAATGAACTGGTTGCGGAAGAGCAGGCGTTGGCCAACAGCATTCGCGAAACCTGCTTCAACCACCTGTTCGCAGGCATAACGCAACTCGACACTGTGCGTAGCGCTACCGAGGTTCAAATCCGCGATCAAGAACGACTGGTACTCCTTGGCCCTGTGTTGAGCCGGTTTGAGAACGAAGGCCTCGATGTGATCCTGTCTCGCGTGTACAACATCATGCTGCGCAAAGGACTACTCCCCCCTCCGCCTGAAGAGATGGAGGGCGTACAGGTTGACGTGCAATACGTCTCGATCCTCAGCGATGCTCAGCGTGCAGTTGGCACCGCCTCGACCGAACGCTTCCTTGCCTTCGGCGCTGAAATCTCTGGCGTATTCCCAGGGGTGCAGAATGTGGCCAACGCCGAGGAACTCTACCGCGACTATGGCGAACGTATTGGCGTACCCACTCGTGGCATCCGTAGTCGCGAAGAGGTTGACGAACTCAATCAACGTGACGCTGAGGCCCAGCAACTTGAACAGGGCGCTGCATTGGGACAAAGTGTTGCTCAGAGCGCCAAGCTACTCAGTGACACAGATGTTGGCGGAGGCCTGAACGCACTGCAGGTGGCTACTCAATAAGGGGTTGCCATACGCGCGGGCGCGGGGTATGATTTGAGGAAAGGGGTTAAGGTATGGCCGAAACTGAAAAGAGTTGGGAAAAATTCGACCAGTCTCGTATGCATTTAGCAATGCAGGAAATTCGAGACTCAGAGAACCTGCGCTTTTTCATTCGCCAAGTTATGGCCATCCTCAACCCTCTCGACTATCACGGCGGCACCAGTGAGACGCTGGCGATGCAAGCCGGTCAACACAATGCTGGCGTTGACTTCCTCGGAACACTCGACGCCTTCGACTCGGGCCTTTGGTTGGAAATCCAACTTGAGGGCGTAAGAGAAAACCAATCCAGACAATCAGGAGAGAACGATGAATCCTCGTAAAACGTTGGACGAGTTGTGGTGGAAGGCTGCAACACCATTTTGGAATACCGCCGAAGAGTCCGGCGCTGCTGACGGCGCTGAGGACACTGGCGGTGACACTGCAGACGGGACGGGTGACGAGGATTCTCCCCCGCCTGCGGATGGAGGGGAAGAGTCTGGGAATTCCTCTCCATCCACCAGCCTCTTGTCGGATGGCCAAAAAGCAGATTCCGAAGAAGAGGCTGGCGAAAGTGACGGGGGTGACTCTGCATCGTTTACCCCCGTCACTGCAGACGCAATAGAATTGCCCGAGGGCGTGGAGTTGGCTGAGGAGCCGATGAACGATTTTCTCGAGCTTATCAATAATCAGGAAATGGGCCGCGATGAATTGGCTCAGGGCCTGATTAACCTGCAAGTCAAACTTGCCCAAGACGCTCAAGACGCCGCGACGACTGCGGGTCAACAGCTGTGGGACGACACGCAGAACACGTGGAGAGAGCAAGCGCAAGCCCTGCCGGAAATTGGCGGTAAAGCTTTGCCGAAAACTCTTGCCACGATCAAGTCGGGCCTTACTGCGATGGGGGCGGATGATGCCACCTTCGAGGCTTTCGATGTTACTGGCGCGGGCAATCACCCGGCCATCATCAAAATCTTGCACGCACTGACAAAGGACCATGTGGAAACCCCACCTGTATCTGGCGACGGGGCTGCACAGAAAGGCAAACTCACCCAAGCCCAAATTATGTTTGGGCGCGATCACAAATAGGAGTAACACATGGCTGTTCTCGCAACAACCAATCCTACGCTGATTGACGTGACAACGCGACTCGATCCTGACGGGTCTATCGCACAAGTCGCCGAAATCTTGAACGAAACCAACGAGGTCCTGATGGACTGGACGATGATCGAAGGCAACCTGCCTACCGGCCACCGTACCACTGTTCGCACGGGCATTCCGGCACCGACCTGGCGTCGTCTGTATGGTGGCGTCCAGCCTACCAAATCGACCACCGTCCAAGTCACTGACTCGACCGGCATGATGGAGGCATACGCCGAAGTCGACAAGGCGCTGGCCGATCTGAACGGCAACACCGCAGAGTGGATGCTCTCGGAAAACCGCCCCCATCTTGAGGGCATGAGCCAAGAAGCAAGCACCACACTGTTCTACGGTGACGAACGTGTCAACCCTGACCGGTTCACCGGACTGGCCGCACGTTTCAACTCGCGTCAATCGAGCGTCGCAGCGAACTACGAAAACGTCATTCACGGCGGCGGCAGTGGTTCCGACAATGCTTCGATCTGGCTCGTCGGTTGGGGCCCGAATACCTGCCATGGTATCTACCCCAAAGGTTCGCGCGCTGGTTTGATCATGGACCCGAAAGGGCAGGTGACGATCGAAAACGCGGATGGCAGCAATGGCCGGATGGAAGCCTACCGTACTCACTACCGCTGGGACCTGGGCCTGACCCTGCGTGACTGGCGTTATGTGGTTCGGATCGCCAACATCGATCGCAGTGCTCTGACCGCCGATGCGTCCTCGGGCGCTAACCTGCCGGACCTGATGTTCGAGGCGTATGAGCGCATTCCGAATATCAGTGGTGCTCGTTTTGCATGGTACATGGATCGCTCCATCACTACCAAGCTGCGCCAACAAACTGCCGCCGGGGTTTCCAATTCGACCCTGACCACTGACGAGGTGGGCGGTGTAATGGTAACCAGCTTCAATCAGGTGCCGATCCGTCGTTGCGACGCACTGGCCGTGAACGAAGCAACAGTCGCGTAAGGAGAGTCTGATGATCATCGACAAACGCACTACCCTCGCCGATAGCGTGGCCTTGAACACAGGCGGCGCTGGCACTTACCTGATCGGGGACGTGATTGACCTCGGCCAGGCTCGCGACATTGGCAATGGCAACGATCACCTGTATGTCTACGCCCGTGTCTCCACCACCTGCACTTCCGCAGGTTCTGCAACTCTGAACCTTCAGGTCGTGTCGGACGCTCAGGCAGCTGTTGCTGTCGACGGTTCGGCAACTGTTCACATCGACATGCCTACCAAGGCTGTGGCCGATCTGAGCGCGAACGAAGTCATCTTCATCGGCCGACTGCCGCTGGAGGGTAACGTTTACGAGCGTTACATCGGCTTGTTGCAGATCACTGGAACTGCAGCGTTCACCGCAGGGGCTGTTGAAGTCTTCATGACTCCGCAAGCCTACGCTTGGAAGGCCTACCAAGAAGGCCAGAACTAAGGAGTATTGACAATGGCAGACTCGAAGAAGAATGAGGCTGCTGGCCCAGACGTCAAGAAAGTGGTAGAAGAACTCCCCGAGGCGAATACAGACGCCTCGGGGAAGACCCTCTACGTTCTGACAGCCAAGTACTGGGACGGTAGCGTGATCCACGAACGCGGCTCCAAGCTGTATTTCGCGGATGGTGAAGGCCCGAAAAAGAAAATTCCGGCCAGCGAGGCGCAAGATGTAGCGCCCAATGACGTGCCACTGACGACCGCAAGCAACGAAGTCAAAGGCAAATAACTCAGGAGTGAGCCATGCCAAGCCAGCTCGAACTATACAATCAAGCACTTACGCAAGCTATGGCTCGCACCACACTGACTGATATCACAGAGAATAAGCCGGGCGCAAACACCTGCAATCTCTTCTACGAAACTGTTCGCCAGAATGTTTTGAAGACAGCCTCATGGCCCTCGACTCGAAAGTTCGCCCGGTTGCCGCTGCTTGTCGAACGCAATTTCACCAACGATTGGGCCGATACAGATCCCAGTCCCGGATGGCGTTACGCTTACGGACTTCCGACTGACATGCTGGCGCCCCGCTACCTCCACTCATACATGCCGTTCGAGGTTGAATACTTTCCCTCGCAGGGCGTGATGGCTATCATGACTAACGCCACAAGCCCAATCCTACATTACACCTTCGATCAGAAGAATGTGGCAATGTGGGACCCTGCATTGTACCGCGCAATCATGTTCGCCCTTTCCGCTCATATCACACTGCCGCTCAACGGTAAGCCCGGCTTGGCGCAGTACCTCAATCAACAGGCACTCGACATCATCGTGCAGGCCCAGACCGATGTGGCCAATCAGGACGAACACTACGAAGAGGCGCTGCCAGAGGCTGTAGAAGTTCGCGGCTATGGCGAAAGCCCTGTTCGTACAAAGTTCATGTTCCCCTACGAAACACTTAACGGGGTTTCCGCCTAATGTCAGTATCACATAACATCGTCGCCTTGAACT